GATTGATTGGTTGCAGCAGGAACCCATGTGTATGCATCTTCTTGGTCAGACCAACGCACAATCATCGGGTCAAATGTCGTGGCTGAGTTACCGGGGACGTATGGGTTTGAACCAAACGCTATGACAAATCGTTGAACATCTGAGGCTATGACAGCAAGCGTAGTTGTCGGGGTATATGGGCCGTTTGTTGCATTGTATGTAGTTGCCAAACTTGTCAGTGTCACTGCCCGTGCATACGTGGATGTATCTACAGCCCAGTAGTAAATAGCGCCACCACGCGGGGCAAAGATTAAGTCCTGACCAAAGTTATCCGCAGTCCACAACCGAAGCTGTGTGCCAATAGAGTTTGCCGTAGCAGAGGCATCGCCCCATCCATAAGCCCCGTTCCACGGGCCAGCGCCCCAACCATTGCTAGTAGTGTAAGTGGCGCTGCCAGCGGCAATTTGGAAGTTAGCAACAACAGAAGCTCCACCAGTATTGGCGCTTGTAGACGTAGCCGCAGTCGGGCTAATGATGGTAAACGTATTGCCCGTTGGGGTAGTAACCGCTTCAAACTCACCATTAAGCGTCAAACCGCCGCCCGCTACAGCGCCAGAGAATGTAACCCAAGTGCCGGGGGATATACCATGCGCTGAGACAGTAACTAAAACCAGCTTGGAGCCGCTGGTAGTGGCAAACGGGCCAGTCCCGCCAATAGATACCGGAGACGCCGCAGTCAGTGGGGTAACGTCGTGATACAACCCACCGTTCTCAACATAGTATTTCTGGTTAGTGCCTACCCCGTTCAGGTTGCTGTAGTTCAGCGTAACCCAGTTATTCATATCACGGCTTACACCATTGTAGGTATTAACCACCCCACCAGTTGATGTAGCCAAGTTAGTCCAGCCGCCGATCTTTTCAGGCTGACCGGAACGGAACCTGATCTTGTCAGATTCAAACCACCCGCCCTCATTAGCGTAGGTCGTGCTTTCCCGGTTAACCCCCGGTCTTAGCTGTAGCTTCTGTAACGGCATCTTATGCCCCTAAATATACGGCACGTTCGTCTTTTCGACGGGTTACCAGACCTTGAAACACTTTGCCAGAAGCCTTGTTATACAGTTTAAACGCATCGGCAGCACCCCCAAAGTCACCCCTGTTGTGCTTCATCCTGATGCTGGAACGCTGTAAACAGCCTAGCCCAGTGTTAAACGTAAAGGAAACAAGTGCGTCAAAACGACCACCAGTAAGCCCAGCAGGACATAGTCTGGGAACCCCAACTTCAAATCTAGCAACGTCTTCTTTAAGAAGCGCATGGACTTCATCCATTGTGAGTATTCTGTTCCATTCTGGTAGCAACGTCTTCCCGATTAAGTGTCCGACACCCACAGTCCAGAGGCCGATGCAGTCCTGATAGGGCTTGCGTCTTACCCCCTCATGGTGGCACAGCATCTCTATGGCTTTGTCGGATACCCTCATTTCTTGCTAAAAGCTTGTGATCCAAACCAGAACGACACAATTGACGCCCAGATGATCTGCGTATCGGCATCCCATAGGTTATCTAGAGCGATATCAAAAGCCACCCCAGACTTCCACGCGTAAACAAACCCAAAGATTTCTACAAAGGCAAACAGCATAAACATGCCGTAGGTAACAGCAGGACGCACCATAGCCCTTGCGTTGATAACCCACTGGCTGGCACCCTGACCAATAGCGATGTCGTGCGCGTAGAGGGCTTGGCGTTCCGTTACGTCAGAAGTGATCTGCACCTGTTCAGTCTGAATATGAGCTATCCGCTCTTCAACTTCCAGCCCTGCTTTTTTAAGCTCAATCTCACGGCTGGTCTGCAACTGCGCCAATTCAAGCTCGTGCTTTTTGTCAGATTTATCTTGAAAGAAATCCAGAAGTTTTGGCACACCACCTGATAGGAAAGAGATAACCGTAGTAAGGAGAGTAAACATCACTTAGACCCCGCAGGTATATTTCCACCAACCGGATAGGCTGAACCAACAGGCGCAGAAGTAACCACGCTCGTCCCAGCGGGTATTGCATCGCCATTCCACGGTGACTCGTTAATCGGGCCAAGGCAGTCGGCTATGGTGGCTCCGTTGACCTTCTTGGGACGCACTACGCAAGGGTAAGACCATTGATTAGCCATCCCACCCTCTCCCGATGTAGTTACAAACGTCCTAGGCACTGCCGTTACAACTGCCCATGAAGGTGCTTGCGGATAGGTAGTCTCAAAGCTAAACAACGACCAGACTGTGTTCTCACCACGCGGTGGTTTGCAGGAACCCATCAGATTATTATCTCCAATAGCTTTACCACTCAAAACAGGACACACAGATATTCCTTCTTTGAATGTCGTGCCATTAATTACAATGGTTTTTCCCGTTAGCGTAGTTGGGCTGGATGCACACAGGGCGTAACGCCCTTGGCAGATGACAAGGTTTGGAGCCGCAGTAACAGCGGTTGAGAATATGAGCAACGCAAATAGCTTAATCATTTGTCGGCCTTGTTTTCAAGTTTTTCAAATATCTTTGCTAACATCGTTTTAATGTCCCGGATGTCCTCGCGGTAGTCGCTCCGAATAACGTAGTCTTTAGGTAAGTCCTCGCGCAGCTTGCCAAGATCGGCCTTTAACTCTTTGACCGCCGCCCACAGTTCCCGCGCAAACCAGCCAAGGACGGTAAAGCCGCCGCCGAGTAAAGCGTTTATTAGGTGCTGGTTTTCCATTGGTAATATTCTTTTTGCGGTTGGGGTTTAGACTACTGAGCAAGAGCGTTTTGGAATCGCTGATCGGGCAACAGAGCAATGAAGCAATTATTTTTTTGGCGCTAAAGCGTTGTAATTAATGGCCTCGCCAACTCTTTTTTCTCTAGCTTTTTTTGAAGCCATTTCTGCAACACCACTTGCAACAGAGCGCACAACTGGAATTCTACTAATCACAGCGTTTTTAGCTATTGCATCCAGCGATCTAATAAGCACACTGGCTGTGCCGGGGCTAATTGTTCCAGGCACTGTAGAATAGATATCGCCTCCAAGTTGCACAAGCTCCCTGACTCGTTTAGCTTCGTCTTTGCCAAATAACAAATCAAGTTTTCCATCTCTATCTAATTGTGCCGTTGCAGTCCTCAACGCTTTTGCGTTAGGTATTGGATTGCCAGCCGCGTCTTTGCTAATGTTAGACATTGCCCGTTCTTTTAATTCATTAGCCGCTTGAGCGCGTATCTGATTCCATGCAAACTCTCCTTCATCACCGGCTTTTAATAAAGTATCTTGAACAAGTTTTAAATCATCAGCACTACCACTGTGAACAACGTGTTTATAAATATCTTCAAACGCAACGGCTCTGTCTTTTGTGCCGGGTTTGTTACGCAACAACTTAGAAATTATTGCGTGGTCTTTAAATTCGTTGGCAAATTTAGTATTTTCTGCTCTTGCTGCTTTATAAAAATCGCCGCCTTTACCTTCTGTAATTCCCTCAAATAAAGGTCGCAATTCGCCCATATAAACCTCATTTACACCGCTACCGGGAAACGATATTTTATTTGCACTTTTTCTTAATTGTTCAGAATCATAAATTGATAACGTATCTGGATTGCCTAATTTTGCAAGTTGCATTTTTAGGTTTGCAAGAACCGGAGCATTGTTGGTTGCTATTTCTGTTTCGTGATCAGCAATATATTTAATTAACGGGTTTATGCTAACTTGTTCTTGCGTTTCACCAGCGGTATCGGCGGCATCGTAAAGTCTTTTTACTTCTGCTTTTGCTTCCTTAAACCGTTTTACTAACGGCGCATCTACAACCTTTCCTATAGGGACAAGTTGTGTTTCCCCAAAAATCTCCCCGCCCATAGCTTCAGCAGACGCATCAAAATTACGCAGGAAATCTTCGTTTAGCTTTTGTTGTTGAAGCAATAGCGGTTTTCCTTCCGCGCTCGGATATGTTTTTCCTGTTTCATGCTCAAACTGTTGTTGCTCTAAATCTCTTGTTAATTGTCCTTTACTCATTTTCAAAGGTATTCTTGCGCTTTCGGCCATAGTTTGCCGTTGCATAGGCAATTCTGTTGATGCAGCGCCCATGCCAACCATTGTTTCACTAGCAGGGCGGCGCAGCATATTGGTTATTTCTGGTGCCGCGGTTGTAGCCCTGGCTTTTAAAGCGTTTACCGCGGCTGGTGCTGTTCTTCCCAATGCGTTTAACGTAGGAATTGGAACGCCAACAAGTGGTGCTAGTGTTTCGCCAATAGCAGAAACAGCATTCTGAGCCATCTCATTGCGAGGCTGGTATGTATATCGTTGCAAAGCCTCTTTAAGCGCTTTGTCGGCCTGATATTCATCACCGCCAGTTAAGCGTGTTGCAAATGCGGTTAACGGGGCAATTATTCCGCTTGCAGCGCCTGTAGCCAAAGAAATTGGAACCTCTGACATTAACGATCCAACATCAGAACCCGCCTGAGCGATATTTCCCAATATGCTTTTGTTTGGGTCGCCCCGCCAGAAAGAAGTTTGCGGAGGTTTTGGTTGAGGTATTGCACCGGGTATTCTGTTTTCAGGTTTGTTGTGCTCAATATTAGCCCAACGCCACGCCGTGGCTTCATCTGGTGCGTCAACGTCATACGTTACGCCGCCAACATCAACTTCGTAAGGTTTTGTAGCCATTACCTACTCCCCCGCGGCCTTACTGCTCCAGGCGGTGGTTCAGATAGATTAGGTGTTTCTTTTTTTGAAGATACACTTGGCACGTATTTATCAATTTCTTTAGCGCCTGACCCAGCTTGAAATTTCATTGCTTGAATGGCTAACTTTCTGGCATTTGCTTTTTGTTCAATAACTTTTGGACTATCATTTAATTGCGGAAAATATTTATTATCTTCCCGAGCAAATTCAGAATCACTAATTACAGCGCCCGATTCTTTTCTAAGAACAGCAGTTATAAAATTACTTTTTGCTTGATTTACTTGTTGTTGTTGTTCGCTAGTTCCACCAAGAAAATTTGGCAATACTTTTCCTACCGATTCACCAACAAAAGGAATTGATTCAACGTTAGCGCCTCGTAAGGTTCCTTTTCCAGTTTTTGGATTAGCTAAATCTTGTAAAATTGCTTCGGATTCTTTCATTCTTAAGCCATAAGCTGTTGCATTTCCTTGTGACTCAGTAAGAGGTTTTCCTTCAATTCCAGAAACAGGAACAAATTTCCCTTCTGGATTTTCTGCTGACGGCGGATACACAAACCCACCAGCGGAAACGTCAAATTTTGGCGTTAAAGATTTAACCCTTTCCATTTCTATTTCTCGCAACATCCGAGGCGAATACCCTCTTGTATCCGTAGTCGCACCACCCGGCGCTGTTGCGGCCGGACGTGAAATCATTGAGTTAACTGGCGCCGCTAGTGGCGCGGGTGGCGCAACCATTGCGTTACCCGGCGCTGCTAGGGGTGCTCCGGCCGGCACTGGCTGGCGCAGTGACATACCGCCTCTAGGTGCGATATTTTCAAATTGCCCTCTTTCAGGGTTAAATCTTACGGTCGCTGATAGCATTGCCGCTTCGGTGCTCGGCGCGGCAGTCTTAGGTAGCATAATCGGATCGCCAACGGGTGTGCCTTGCGCGTCGTATTTTTGTCTTGATATATAGCCACCCATATCAGTATCTTTAGTCGATACATTGTCTTGCGCCAACCGATCTTTGGCGGCTAACATCCCGCGCAGTATTTCTTTTCGCCCCGCTAAAAATGTTGTTGGATCGCCTAACTTAGCTTTCAACGCATTTGCTTTAGGTTCGTCAATATCGCCAGCCGCAAGATGCCGGTCAATAGAGGCTACGGCAGTCGCAGCGTCAGGCAAATCAGCAATGTCAAGAATTGCCCGGTTAGTTCTTTCGTGCGTTAATTCATAGTTTGTTTTATTTGTGGATGCTTTACTAGCTGCCGTCCGTGCGGCTAGATGTTCCGCAGTGGCCCGTTCAGATTCTAGTTTTGGGATCGCCGAACCAGCGCCCCCCGCCGCCAGCGCGCGGCGGACAGCGCCGTAGTCAAGTGTTCCATCCGGGCCAATGGCGCCTTGATACGCCCTATTGATCGTGTCTTGCGTTTGATCGGTGCGTTTCGCTGCTGATAACTGATATTGAGCCAACGCGTTCTGGTTCTCCTGCGCCCGAGCCACCGCCGCTTGATCCATACCCGACACAAACGCATTGCCAATCGACTGCGAGCCGGGCGGGGTCAGTAGTCCAAAATTAAGTTCGGCCATGATTTAACTTTCTATGCGTATAGATCGGTAAGGGGTGGAGCGCCGGAAGCGGGGGTTGTGGGGGTTGTGGGGTTCCGGCCATAATTACCGTAGAACCGGCCTAGCGCATTGGCGCCGCCGCTAAACGCCGACATACGCATCCCCGCGCCGGCCATCCCCGCGTTGCCTTGGTTGGCGGCGTCGTTCATATAGGTGTTGCCAATATTACCCGCCATGTTGGCGCCCGCCGCGCCAACTTGATTAGCCGCCGCTTGTCCCGTTCCAGCCACACCCGAAATACGGTTGAAAAGCGCATTGCGCTCACCCGTGTTGGCGTTGAAACCGGTCAGGTAGCGGTTAAACGCGTTTTGGTATTCTTGGCTACCCAGGTCTTGCCCGTAACGTTGCACACCCTTGAGCGTTGCACCCGACAACAGACCGCCACGGCTGGCCGCACTACGGTCCAACGCCTTGACACCTTCCGACATACGAAACGCGGTGCCGGGGTCAGAGTTTTGGTCGTATTGGAAATTAAACGGTGTAGCATCACCAAACTCACCGCCGGCCATTACGCCAGCACCTAACCGATTGACCGCGCCGGTGCCTGCAGCAAGATACGGTGCTTGGTTGGCTTGGTTAATATCGAACTGGCGGCGCTGCTCGGCAACCGCCGCAGCAGCCGCCTGCGCCGATTTGTCTGCCGCATTTTCGGCGGCTTTATTACCTAAATACCCGCCAACTACACCGGTGCCTACTACAGCTCCTGCAACCCAAAAAGTCATGGTAAAACTCCTTTAACAGTATTTCCTGCCAAATACATTGTATTTGGGTCGGTTTCTACCAATTCCGTTTCGGCGTCCTCAATGGTAGCTGAATCCGTGCGATGGAAGGTTACGCAAAGGGCATCTGTTTCGGCATACACGGCGCGTTTTGTTCCGGGCATACTGCTCAATACGCAAGGGCCTGTAATACTCCGCACACCGTCATCCGTTGTTACGCTTACCGTGCCATACATGACGACGTAAAAATGTTCTTTTTTATGAACTTTTCCAATAACTAAAACGCCCGCCGGTCGCCAAACTTCACGGCAATACATGCCCCCGTGAAAAGTATGTTTTGTTTGCGGTTCGTATTGCGGCAGCTTTGAAACCTCAAACTGTAGTTTTTCTACGCGCTGTTGCATACCGTCATGTTTGGCTACGGCTTCCACTACGACACCTCCCGCCCTGAAGCGCGAATGTTGATCGCGCTGGCCGCACCCGCGATGGTGGAGATAAACCCGCCGGCTACCAGCACCTGGCCGACAATCTCAGGGAAAGTATATACCTCCGCAGCCGCTAGCGTCTTGGTCTTGGTAATCAGGTTCTGGTTGCCCGTCGTGTCGCCCGAGGTGACTATATTGACGCTCAACGCCGCCGGGCTGGCACTGTAGTTGGTGGCGGTGAACTTGTCTATAATTGTGGTGACGTTCGACGCCGTATACTGCGTGGTCTGGATCGACTCGGCAGTCTTGGCGGGTATCAGCACTTTTACGGTAACGGTCATGACCTATTCCAGAAGTAGGATGTTGTTCGGCGCGGCTTGCATAATGACCCAATTAGTGCCGTCGGACACCAGTGTTGCCCAGTTGCCTATTTTATTGAGCAGGATAGCCGTTCCGGCGGTTGTGCTGTCGATAGGCACAATGTTGCTGGTTGCCGACACCACCGTTTGCGCCTGCATGTTCTTGACCGTGATATACCGACCAGGCCAAGCTGACGCGGCGGGGAAAGTCAACGTGAACGTCGAACCCGTCTTGTTGTTGATAATCCATGTGTCCGTTCCCGTGATCGTGTAGTCGGCGGTTTTGGTCAGGACGGTAGACAACGGAACGTAATCGGTATTGGCAACCGCCGCCGAGATCGCCGTGCCATCACCCTTCAGCACGCCGGTGACGGTTGTCGAGAGCGTGATCGCCGGTGTGGTGGTGTCGGTGGCTACGGTGCCCGCAAAGCCATTGGCTGACACCACAGACACGTTAGTTACGGTGCCGCTGCCGGCGTTGCTAACGGGTTGGCTAGGTGGCCCCAATTGCAGTTCGTCAAGCGTGGTCGCGTTGCTACCGCTGCCGGTCAAGACAAACATATTGAGAAAAAACCGATACCATTCCCGCGCCATTAGTCCGGTGCGCTCGTCAACGAACGGCACCCGAGGCGCGGGGATATTGGTTATGTTAAGTTCGGACATTAGCTGCTCGTTGGTGTGACGAACAGTTCAGCACCTACAATGGCAATCTTGACCGGATCGGTGCCGGACACTTCATACACCCGATCCCGAATCTTCTCGGTCATGCCGAGCCGGCGCCAGATGGTGCGAAAGCCGTAAACACCAATGCGGCCCATTGAGTTCCAATGCTCGTTCGACCACGTATGCCCCGCGTCGTCAGACCAGCGCAGCATGACCTGCGGGTCGTAACCGGCGGTTGCAAGAAACCCATTGGTGACTAAATAGTCGTCAGATTCAGTTATGAGGTATAGCCCAGTTTCGGTGGTTATATTTTTAGTTTCAATGCCGGGGGTTTGAGCCAGCCCAACACCCGTTTCAGCGTCAAGCTGCAAGCTGTGGTGCGCGCTGCGCTTAAGGTTATTTTGGCCTGCGGGCAGCGCGCGCCACGACCGCAACCATTTTTGCGTTTGGGTATCGTCAGCGTAAACGTCAAGGTCAAAGGCGTATAGACGCCCGTCCTCGTAATCACCTACCACAATCTCGTCATTGAACGACATTTGGCAGTTGCTGCGGTGCCGGGCAAATTGCCCATTTTCAAACGCGGCGCGTTCGTGCCATAGTTGGGTGGACACGTCGTAGACCCACGTAGCCTCGGCAGACGGGAATATCAGCACGTAAAACGGGTGCCCGTCTTGCTGGTATGTGTAGCCGATTGCGTCGGTGATATTGCCGTAGCTTTGGATGGCGTATTCAACCGCGTTGGTGGATATCCGCGCTGGTGTGTAACCGTTGGCGCGGTAAATGATCCCGCGACCTCGGGCATCCGACCCTAGCCAGAACACGCTGTTGTCCAGCTTGGCTACCGAATACGCAGCCTCGCAACCGACTTCCATAAACGCGCCTTGAATCCGCGCCATCGGAAAGTCCGGCGTGCCGGCGTCATACCAAACTTCAACGCTGGTGCTGCCAAATAGGAATATTTCGCGGTGGTCTACGATCAAGGCCACCACGTTGTCGGGGTAGCCTTCCGCGCTGGCAAAATCTAACGGGTCAACAGCGGTGCCGTCTAAAAGGCTGGTTACCCAAAACTTTTGCGTGTTTGGTTCGTTGAACACGAAGTAACCGTCAAGGTAGCTGACCGAGCCGGCGCCGGGGAAGTCAACGTCCGTAATTTGGGCAAACACCGCCGTGGAGGTGTTGTAGATGTAACTCAGCGGATTGCAGGCAATGAATATTTGCGTGCCGTTGTCGGCCATGCTAACCGGCCCGCTGCCGGTTACGGTGCCGAGCAGGGTGATAACCCAATTGGTAGTCACGCTGTAGAACTTATCGTCGGACACCACGTAGGCAACACCGTTGGTCACCCACAGCCCGCGAATAGGACCGGCGCCGACGGTTGTGATTAGACGCAAGCCTGGGCACCGCAGCAGAAAGCCCGCCTCTTTCCCGCCGCTGCCATCCGGCACCGCTTCAGGAAACAAGTTGACCATGCGGTTAGCGGCAGCGTTGACCGACCGGGCTACGTAGCTACCACCTAAGATGGGCGATTTCACTTAGTAATTGCCAGCAAAAATGTTAAACCTTTGCCGTGTTGCTACAATACTATACGGCAGGCTCATCACATCGTCGGGGTTATTGATCCGCTTGATATTGCGCTTGCTACTCATCGCAATCCGTTGCACTTGGGGCGGTGGCTCAACGCCAAACTCGGCAGCAATCTCGCAGGCTAGGTTAAACCGAAACGCCCGCAGATAGCCTGGCGGAATCACTAAGTCCGTTATCAGCGTAGCCGGCTCAACCAATTCGGTGACGCTAATGAAGTGCCACTCCAACGCCTTAGTCGGCACCGGGTAGATATACATATTGATGTTCGGCATATCCATGTTGATCCACAATACTTGCGGATATGTCGAGGTGACGGTCTTAACTGCAATACCGTCATACTGCTGCTGATTGATAATCTTGATGCCAAAACTAATGTTGTTAGCCGGATCGCGGAAGTAAGTTGAATCGTCTACTTGCACTGGGCGGTTGCCCACAAAATCGCCAGTGGGCCCAAGAGTCCGTGATATAAGACCCTGCGTCCACGTAAACACTTGGTCTTGCGTTGAGAATACAGACAGACGTTCAGACGACCAGCTATCCAACATCTGGTTCATTGCGGTCAAAGCGTCTTGCGAAGTCGCCGCAGATGGCGTTTCGCCTTCGGCCAATTGACCGATTAGCCGCAACGCGCCATTGATCTGATCGCCAGCCGTGGTCGTCATGCCGCAAGCTCCTTACGCGGGCGCCCGCGAGGTTTTGCCAATTCGTTTACCGATTCGGGCAGCGAAGGGCGTAGCAACGCGCCAACTTCGTAGCGTTCCCAACCGTTCGTTTCATCGTGTGCCGCTTCGGCTTCGGCAATAGCGACCTTGCTACCGTGAATAGGGTGCCGCATGTAGATGACCATAATATCCCCTAAAAACCACCTCGCGGCTATTACACCGCGAGGTGTTGTTACTTAAGCTACCCGGTAAACGGAATACGCTGCCGTGCCGGTTTTGCGGAACAGGAACTGTGCCGCGCCACCAACGCCAGCCGCACTGCCGGTAATAGCAACCAAAAGGTTACCCACCGAAGTGATGCCAGTGCCAACTACAAAGGTAAGAACACCAGACGAAGTGCCAAGATTAACCACGTTCAACAGAAAACAGCTATTGGTTTTAAGGTTGGTCATTACGGCGTCAATTGCCGCCGCAGTAGGCATCGTGTAGGACGCTGCGGTAGCGGTCGGATCGCATACCAAAAGGCCATTGGTGAGTTGAGCAACAGTCAACGTTGCGGTTGCAGTCGCCGTTTGGGGCGCCGCTTGGGTTTCCATTACCTGCTCGTTAAGATTGCCATCGGTGTATTGATAGCCGCCACCAACTGAAGGAAGTGCCATGATTGTTTCTCCTAAAAATTAAGATGCCCCCGCACCAGGCGGGGGCAGTTTTATCAACCCCAGATACGGCAGGCCATCGCCGGGCGAATAACTGAAAAGCCATACAGCACGTCAACACGGCAAGGCATACGGTCGTTGTTGATATCGTACTGACGCACGATACGCATCGAAATACCGTTATGCACCTGGCGTGAGGCCATATCGACACCTTGCGGGAGCAAGAGGTCAGCTGTAGCCAGCGTGATCGCGTTCTTGTGATACACCAAGTTTTGCGGGTACACGGTGGACGCGGTGCCCAAGAACGTCAGCGCAGCCGACGCAGCCGGGAACGCGTCAACCGTAGCCAACGCGTTAGTCGCGGTGTACATCGGCGGCGAGAACGCAATAGTAGCCGAGGTGCTGGTCAGGGTCTGATCGGCAGTCACGACAAACTGTTGCAGGCTACCCGTGCTAAGACGGGTTTGCGGGTTGACCGCATAAACGGCAGCGATGGTAAAGATATCGCCTTGTTTGATGGTCTTGGTGCCGCTGGTGTACGTAATATCCAGCGTAGCCGCACCTTGAGTTGCAGGCACGGTGGACGCGCAGATAGGCGCAACCGGAAGGCTACCGACGGTGTGGTTGACAATCGACTGCGACATATTGATTTCGTCGTAGCCGAGAACACCCTCACCCATCATGCCGGTCTTGAACTGGCGGGAAATCGTGCCCGTCGGGTTGAAGAAACCGGTCATGCCGTTGACCAGCGCAGCGTTAGCCGCCGGGTTAACGGTCGCGTAACGCGGCGACATAGGTGTGGCAAATTCGCTCAGTTTCTGTTGCGCTTGCAACAGGACTAGCGAAGTAGCCGGCGTCGTGCCCGGAGTGCCAACAGCCGAGTAAATCGACTTGTAGGCGCTAGCAACGTCAGCGTCCACACTAGCCGCCAATTGGCTGATACGCGGTTTCAAGACACGTTCCGCAAAATCGTCCAATTGCATCGTCAGTTCGGCAGAGGTAAAGTTAATGCCGATATGCTTCTGGCTGGAAACCGTCAGCGTGGTGTATTGCTCGTTGTCGTCCTGAACTTGCAGGGCGGCGCCGTCCGTCACCAGCGCGCGGTCCGGCAGACGAATCCGCAGGGTCGAACCGATCTTGGCGCCTTCAACGGCAAAGCTGTCGTCGTATTCTTTGTTGCAGTTGCGGGAAATTACCAGGTTGTTCTCCAGAATTTCCAGAGATTTCCTCGTAATCATATCAATGGTAAGCAGGCTGTTAGCCATGAATGAAACTCCTAAAAAGTATTAACGGTGGCCCTTAGACTCCTGCTTTTTCATCTGACGTAACCGTTCAGCGTCAATCCACTGGCTTGTGCTCATAGTTTTTATTGAGCGTGGGTCAGTAGTATCAAAATTGGTTGGTCCCCCATTTCTGGGTGTGACAGGTGAAATCGGCGCAGATGCCTTCGAGGTTTGTTTAGTTACCGGCTCAGAAGCAACTTTTGCTTCCAAACGTCCTATTTCTTTTGCTTGCAAAAACGGTGCTAGTCGGGCAATGCGGTCAGCTTCTTTCGGATTGGTGCCTAGATAGTATGCAATATCCGGCCCGTTGTCCGATGCTTGAATCGTTTGCGCCATCACGTCGGTGATCGGTAGCTTGGGGTTATACGCGACCTGTTCAAAGTCCTCGTATTTATCCCGCGCCGCTTCTTCCTTGTCGTGATAGCTGCCAAGCAATTCTTGCTGCTGCTGTGCAAACTGCTGCTGCTGAACAATCTGTTGCGCCTTAGAAACCGTCAATGCTTCGACGTATTCGTCAATCGTAGCAAACTGATCCGGCCGCACTTGCTCTACAGGAACTGGCTTTGGTGCTTCGGCCTGTTTCTGTTCGCGTTCCCACTTGCGCTGTTCTCGTGCAAGCCGCTTACCGATGGCCGCGTCCAAATCCTCCTGGGTAAATACCTTTGGAGTTTCTTTCGGCTCACCTTCGGGTGCTTCTACTGCTTCCGGCGCATTTACTACGGGTTCAGGCGCAGCCGTTGCGTCCTGTTCCGGCGCGGGCACTTCCGCTATTACTTCGTCAGACATGGCTCGATTCCTTGGAATCCCCGGTGAACCTCACCGGTAAGGTTTGGTTATTTACGTTCAATCCAATTCAGTGTGGCTTCATCCCACGCATACATTTTGCCATCAGTAGGCATCGGGGTGGGAGATTCCCATCGGCAAGTTTGCTCGTTCAACGACCACGACGGATACGGAGTTGGCGCAATGAAAGCGTCCCGTGCTTCATCAAAGGTGTAGCCGATACCCGCGTAGTTCTTGCGGATGTTGCCGTTGTAGCTAGTCTGCTTCCAGTCACCGCCCAGCAAACGCTCACAGAACGCAGCGCCTATATGCTCAAGCTCAACGCCTTCTGCGTTTGCGGTATCCGCATTGCCGACCACGATCACTTGAGTGACCACGCCGTTTTCTACTTTAGCAAAGTGCGCCATTATTTTTCCTGTCCTGTGTATTCTTTAATCTGTGCCGGTGACCAAACGGTAGGTATGGAATCCTCAAACGCTTTTATCTTATCCATTGTTTCCTGTATTTCTTCCCAAGTCGGCTTTTCTCTGTAATCTTCCCACCTAGTAATCACGTTGTTGCTGATCTCCCAACGCGCATTAGGCCGCAGCAGTTGCATTGCAGTATCAATGCCGTAGAGTTGATATATTTTTACCATGTGATGATTACTATGCCTGAACCGCCAGCGCCGCCCGTGGTTGACCTGCCGCCGCCACCGCCACCGCCAGTATTAGTAGTTCCAGCAGTTCCAGTGCCAGCACCGTTACCCGCACCACCACCGCCAGAACCTCCAGCGTAGCCAGTTACAGGATTATCACTAACGCCACCGCCACCGCCAGCATACGTAACCGAGGAGCCACTTAATGACGACGCTGTGCCATTTCCGCCTATTCCATTTCCACCCACGTTTCCTGCTTGAGTTGCGCCACCACCGCCGCCACCGGCTGATACGATGGCTGTGCCAAATCCGTTACCACCGGCATTTCCTTGCCCGGACGGGCTAGCTGCACCTCCGGTCGCATTTGTTGCGCCGACGCTACCGCCACCACCGCCGCTACCGCCAGCACCGCCATTAAGCGCCGACCCAACGTAAGCGCCGCCGTAGCCGCCACCGGCAGAAGTAATGCTTGAAAAAACAGAGGATGAACCAACAGTTCCGACCGCACTCACGCCGCCGCTACCACCCGCGCCAATCGTTACTGTGTAGTCGGAACCCGGCGTTACCGCAAGACCCGTCGCAGTACGGAATCCACCCGCACCACCACCTCCGACCCCACCAAAACTACCACCGCCACCACCGCCACCCGCCACAACAAGATAATTCACGCTTGTCACGCCAGCCGGAGCAGTCCAGATACCGGACATATTGAATACGGCAATTTTGCTAGGCGCGGTGAAGGACAGGATTACGATGCCTGAACCGCCGTTCTTACCGCCCGTAAAACCACTGCCACCACCACCGCCGCCCGTATTTACGGTGCCGACAGTTCCATCTGTGGTATTGCCCTTGCCGCCTGTGCCACCACCGCCAGAACCCGCAACGCCGCCGCTGCCGGTGTTGTCAACATAACCACCACCACCGCCAGCATAAGTAACTGATGATCCGCTAATGCTGCTTGCCGTTCCGTTGCCGCCAGCACCGCCAACAGATGATGTTGCAGTGCCGCCAACCGCACTAGCGCCGCCGCCGCCACCGGTTTGCGATGTTCCTGCCGCCGCTGCGCCGCCGTTATTTCCCTGCGATGGGCTTGTTGATGGTGTATTACCTGCGCCGCCTGTTCCGGTTGAATTAGCACCGCCGCCACCAGAACCGCCACTTGCCCCCGCGCCGCCAGTGAGAAGATCGGCAGCGCCGCCGCCGCCACCGTTTGCGGTAATGGTCGAAAACACTGAATTTGAACCCGCACCGCCAGTGATTGTTCTGGTTGTGCTTCCGGTGCCTCCTGCGCCTACTGTTACTGTATATGAATTTCCCGCGGTAACGGAAAAAGCTGTTGCGGTTCTAAATCCACCAGCGCCGCCACCGCCGCCGTTATAACCGCCAGCAGAACCCCCCGCAACAACAAGGTAATCAACCTTCGTCACCCCCGTAGGCGCTACCCACGTTCCAGACGCAGTGAACTGCTGGATGATTAGAAAACCACCCGCAATTTTGGTAAGGAAAAAATTAGGCGCAGCAAACATTATGCAAACGCCTGGGCAAAGGTGCCATACCAGACCGTGCCGTTAGCTACAAAACTTAGAATATCCACCGCCGAAGCGGTAGCAGTAATAGTTGGCGCAGTGCCGCCGGGGTATTTAACGCCCGTAAACGTCGCCGTAGTCATACCCGTAGCGGCTTGCGTCAAGATAAGTATGAACGACTTACCAGCCCCAGCGGTTGGCATCGTGAATGTGCAAGGAGTTGATGCTGTGAGCGTAGCCGTAAGAACAGTTCCGGTAGTCAGTGCCAGAGTAGACGACGCACCGACAGTGCCTACTGCTTGCAGAGTTTCAACGTAATTGGTAACAGTAGGATTTGTCAGCGTCTTGGCTGTCAGGGTCTGCGTAGACCCCAAGTTAACTATAGTGTCTGAAGCACTAGGCAAGGTGTATGAGAAAGCCCCACCCACTACAAACGTGCTGGCAAAGCTACCCGATATAGTAAGTGTGCTTGCTACGTTGTTAGCTACACCTGTCCCGCCGTTATTTGCCGGCAGGGTTCCGGTGACACCGGTAGAAAGCGGAAGCCCGGTGGCGTTTGTCAATACGCCGCTTGTTGGGGTTCCAAGTATCGGAGCGACTAGCGTTTTGTTCGTCAGAGTGTCTGTCGTAGCCCGGCCTACCAAGGTGTCGGTAGCGGTCGGCAAGGTCAACACGCCCGTGTTTGAAATGGTTGCTATGATCGGCGCGGTCAACGTCTTGTTCGTTAGCGTATCTGTCGTTGCCTTGCCGACCAGCGTATCCGTAGTGATTGGCAACGTCAGCGTCGGCGTGCCGGCCACCGCAGGCGTTACAATCGTCGCCGTGCCGGACGTGCTGCCCGTTATTGCTATAGCTGTAGAGCTAACCGATCTACCTGCGGTCAAATTGCTTACCGCAACATTAACGGTTACGCCAGATTGAACAATGGGCAATACCTCTGCGCCTGTTAGCGGTGTAGTGGCGGCGGCGAGCGATGAAATTTTTACGTTAGCCATAATTTTTTAGGACTTCATAATGTAGCAAAGGGCGTAATACGGCGGAAGGTTTTGGTTTGTGCCGCTAACGCTTCCAACCGGAACTGCGTTAGTGACGCTTGCAAAACCGGTGCTTGACGTAAGCGCGCCCGACGCGGTGTTACTTCCCGCACCGCCAGCGAGCGCCGTGCCGGCAGCACCAAAGGCCGTGGTGGTGTGCGTGTGCCCCGCGTCTGTGGCTACGTGGGTGTGAGTAACAACAACCGCGTCGGCAGTGCCGCCCGTTGCGTTTACGGCGTAGGTGGAACCGGCGCCTACGACAAACCGATCCCGAAGGTTTGGTGTGCTTAAGGTGCCGTCGCACAACAGCCAACCGGTCGGGATAGCCAAGACACTTCCAGACCACAGAATAATCATGCCGGCGACAAAACTGGCTTGCATGGTCGGCAAAGCACCGACGCCGTTGCTGGTCAACACTTGCCCCGTAGTGCCTACCGAGGCTATGGATTGCAGTGCCCCCGTGGCCGTAGTGCCGCCGCATATCACCGCATAGGCCGTAGCCGTTGCACGTCCAGTGCCGCCTGACGGAACAGGCAGGGGGTTACCAATACCCGCCATGCCGGAAATATCGTCGGCACTCCACAACTGAACATCGTCGGTGGTTTTCAATACAAATTTGTATGCGACGGTGATATCTAGCCAAACTTCGGTGGTGCCGGAAACACGCCCCGCCGAATCCAATTCAATCGGGTTCGCATTAGCGGTTGCGCCGGTGCTACTGGTGTACGTAGTTTGCGGCGTCGTAGTGCCTGCGGCATAGGTATACAACCTGCCGCCGGACAAGGGCACGCCGTTGGAATCAAAAAACTGCCAACCCGCGCCAGCAACTGGGGAAAGACCGACGGTCATCTTTGCTTACTCATAGATAAATGTAGCGGCTACCGTTCCGGATATGACCACGTATAGCCCTTTGCTTGCCGAGATGCCCATCGCGGTAAAATTGTAGTTGGTCGCAGCGGTGGGCGTAAACACGCTCAAAATCGTAGGGTCACTGTTACTCGCGGTGCCGGAATCGTATACCGTGATTGTCGGCGTGGCCGACGCGGCGCTCACAAAAATGCCCTTAAGCACCGTAAACCCGATTTTGACCTGGTTAGTGGCGCTGATATTCTTGTATGTGGCTGACATGGTTTACCTCAAGCTAAAAAGCGTAGTTTGTAGAGCGTGCGAAGGTATATTTCGACGATGTTGTCAATAAGCTGTTGCAACGAAGAATCGGACTTGTCGCACACATCATACCGAATTGACTCAATTTCTTTCAATTGATCTTCCAAAAACTCAATGATGTTGGTCGTTTTCTTGGCTGACATAAGCGATATCGGGCCGATCATACCGTGCCGGCCTTGATAGGCTTCGGCAAAATCGTCAGCAGCGCCCACAATACGATCGTAAAAGATGTTCAGGGCTACGTGTTTGGCGTAGCTGCGGGTGTTCAAGTGGACGCTGTGCGCCACATCGCGCGCTAGGAACAGCATCCCTACAAAATCACATGCTTTGGTCACTGTGGCATCCCCATCGGTGGCATTTGCGGCGGCATCTGTTCCATACCTTGCGGTGGCATCTGCTCCATGCCCTCTTGCGGCATTTCGGCCATACCCGGCATGTCGGTATCGCGGCCTGGCATCTCGCTCACCAGATCGCCCGAGGTAATCATGCCATGCACGGTTCCCATAACAATATCTTGGATTTGCTCGGGCGACATGCCGGCCTGCACCGCGCTAATACGTTTGGTTTCGGCGTCGTAGGCTTTGACCTCGGCCTCAAACTGTTTGACCTGCAAATCTTGCGCTTCCATCGACTTGTTGACGTTTTGCAACATCATGTGCATCTGATCCATCTCTTGCGCCATCGCTTGCATTTGTTGCTGCGCTTTCGCTAATTCTGGCGAAGCGTCCGATTCGTTCATTAGTTTAGGATCAATGGTTTTAGCAAAGCGTTTGCTCATCTCTTGAGCGCCTGGCCAATCCATGTTTTTAATAAACAAGTCACCAGCCACAGCCCACAAGTTCGGATTGCCCTGCAACAGTCTAGACATGGCATCAAGCGACTCCTGCCGCTTGGTCATGTAGCTCGGGCCGGTGGTGACCGCCACGTCGTATTTACCAACGTTTGGGTTATATATTTTCTTGATGGTGGCGCCGGTTTGCTGGTCAACGATCTTACGAACCGGCATCGGCTGAGTTGGGTCAATCGTTGCCTGATCAGTTTCCCCATCAATCCCAATAATCCGCGCAATGCGTTGCGTGTCGTAAATCTTGGGAATCATGTCAACGAGCTGCCGCGTTGAATAACGAATGGCTCTGGCAAGGTTGTCGATAAAATGATAAGTGCCAGTGTCGCCTTGTTTTTCACGCGCTAAAATAGCTCGGCCAGAGGTTTCATTACCCGCGGCGCCAAGACTGCTATCGTATTGACCAGTCGTGCCTTTAATGTCGTCGGCGGCTCCCAGCTTGGCTTGCAACAATCCGTTCTGCGCCAACGGTGGCGGTGCGCGTTGCGGCAACGGTAGCACGCTGCCTTGGCCGTCGGTCACGTCGGGGTTGACTTCCAGATACGGCCAGTTGTTGATGTTGGCCGTTTTCCACTGTTGCTCGTAACCCTCAAACTGACCGCCGTAGCCAATAAACGGTGCCTTTGGCGCCAAGGCCAGCATTTCCGCTTCTTGGCTTACCCAATAGTTATACATGCGCTGCGCGTCTTTGGCGTTTCGCACCAGACCGCTAACATACATACGGCCATCAATCTCAAATTCGTTGCCAACCACGCGGATAACGGGGATGAATTTGCCCATCCAATCGCGTTCCTCCAGTATCTCAAAACCGTTGGTTTTGCACCATTTCACGATCTGAACGTCCACATCCCGCGTCTTTATCGGCTTCAACCCCATCATTTCGGCTTGTTTTGCCTCGGGCGAGCCGGCCATCGCGGTGATGCCGCCGTGATACTGGTGCAGTTTCTTGGCTTCATGCTCAATGTAGAAGTATTCCGCGATCCGCACCGTGTCTTGGTTGATCCAGGCGTTCAGTTGCCCGTCGCCCACGCCGTATTCCAAGCTGGAGAGCGTGGCCGCGTCGGGGAACTGGCGTTCATAGTCCTCTTTGGTGATTTCTTGACAAATAAAACACCATTCGGCGTCCGAACCGCAGGGGTCTTGGATCGTTGGATCCATGTAGACGCTAAAACTGTCGCGGATACGCCCAATTCGCAGGTCTTGGTCGAAGCTGTCGTCGTTGCAATACTCGGTCAAGATGCGAAAGTAACCCTCACCAAACGTCACCTGGTTGTCGCAGGCCGTGTCGTAGGCTACGTCAGCGTCCGAAATATACTCAATGTGCCGCACGATGCCGTTGAATATCTCGGCTACCTCAACGTCAGCTTTATCGTCAGCCGGTATCACCTTGCCGCTAGGCCGGTTCTGCCGCTGGTCGTTGGTGACTTGCAGGACGTGTTGCGGCAGCTTGTTGATGGTCAGGCAGGGTCGAGCGTTGATCGTCTGCCCCTGCACCGAGCCGCGTGTCGCCAGCACATCAGCAGGCCACTGCCACTGGTTATCAGGGCTTGCAGCACGAAAGCGCAGGTCGTCCAGTTCGTCCTCGCGGGAGTCCGAATACGCGCTGATCGCCATCGTCAGGCGGGTACGCATGGTCGCCAGCATCTCGCTGTTGTCACGGTCGCGCTTAGTGCCGCCCGACGCTACGGCGCCGGCTTCGTTAATGCCTGTGTCCTGATAGGCCACTATTTAGCCGCCCCGTAAGATTCAACGTCTTGTTCCATAATCTTGTGCATCCGTTGTTCCGCCGCCAAAGCGTCTTTCACCGACTCGTACTCGGGAAAGGTTACGCCGCTTTTGGTTGCAAACTTCATCGCTTGCGGTACGTCCCTGACCTCACCATGCCAATACGTCGGAAGGATCATTGCGCCGCCGCTTGGCGTATCCACAACAGAACCCATAAACGTAGTGGTTGAACCGTCTGCATTCTTCAGCCCTGTGCCGCCGGTCAGATGGTTGCGATGATATTGCAAAGCCGCCTGTTCATTAGGCGTGAACTTTGAAATGTCAACGAATTTTGGATCAGCCATTATTTGCCTTTCTTCTTGCCCGCCGCAGCGCGCTTGACGGAATAGGCGATTGCCACGGCCTGTTTGACCGGCTTGCCCGCGGTCACTTCAGCCCGAATGTTTTTTCGGAAGGCGGCGGGAGATTTTGACTTGACGAGGGGCATGTTAGCGTTTCTTTGCGGTTTTGGCCGATTGCTTGAACGCCTTGGCGGTTGGCGCGCCAGCAGCACCAGGCTTACGCATCTTCTCTTTGCTGCCCGCAGCAATACGTGCTTGTTTTGCGTTGATGTTGGCGTACAGTCCGGGTTTCATTAAGCACCCATCCAGCTAGTTGCGCCACGGTTTACGTTCTGCGTCGGCATTACGTGCTTGCGCTGAGATTTGGCATCGGTCTTGATGATGCCGGGGAATAGCTTAGTCATTGCCCAGACAAAAGCATCTGCGCGGTTAGGGCTGCGTTCGCCCATGTAACCGTTGGTGGTCATCGAGCACAGCTCGTCCTCAAGCTCGGGGAACGTGCCGCCGAACCGGATCTTGCCCTGTTCTGTCAGTGCTGACACTGGCTCTGCTCGCACAGCTTTGCCTCTCGATGCGTTGATTAACTCGCATTTTAGGTGTGGATTGGCACTTTTTATCACATGCCGGACCATTTCACCACCATAATTTTTTTCAGCCACCACCAGATCTGCGGCGTGCCGGTCGTAAGCAGTCGCCACGACATTAGCCCAAACGCTCGGACCGGCTTTCATCGTGCAATCCTCGAGCACGTAAGCCCGACCGTCAATGCCTAGGCCAGCCACCACAATCCCGATCTCGTCGTTCCCTGCGTTGTCGGTGTCGCCGCTGCCAGAAGGATCGACAGACACGACCACCCGCAACATGTCCGGCAGATTGGTTGTTTCCCTGTAGGTGTCGATCATCTCAATGTTCCAGAGCGCACCTGCGGCCACGTCTGCAAACTTGCCCTCAAGAAACCGTTGCCGCATCCTGGCTGGCAGGTTCTCCAGTTCCTTGATGTAGTCAGGCGGCAAGTTCTCCAAATTGTCGCGGGGATTGATGGTCATCATGCTGAAGTTGACCAGGTCAGCCAATGCTTTACCCGATTCTGGCTCAATCTTCTTGACGAACATTTTATACGTCCAGTGCGCCATCGACGGAGGGTTGCAGTCGTAGAACGCCTTCAGACGCATCTGTCGTTGCTGACCGCCTACCGTAGCCACGCAGTTCTGTGCGAGTCGTGTGACCGCCATGTTGCGAGCCGAGAGGGGTATCTGTGAGCACTCGTTAAAGAATATTGTGGCGTATTCCTGACCTAGAATCTTCTCAGTCCTGTCCTTGTCGTCCAGCCCGCCAAACCAGATTTGGGAGCCGTTCGGCAGGGTTGCATACCAGTCAGTCTTGTCCAGGGTGTAGGTGAGCTGCGGAAAGCACAGGCTCATGACCTTGGGAAAGGTGTCAAGAATAACCGACGACTTCACGTGGTTGAACCGAAACCGCAGGACAACGTGCCGAGACTTAGGCGCCAGAGTCGCCCGGATGATGAGTGCTCGAAGTGCCACAAACGTCTTGCCCGACCTTGATCCGCCGACCAGCATCACATGCTTGGCATCGCCGGTCATCAGCCCTGTTGCCCTGCTTTGGGCTGCGGTGGCGCTAAACAAGGTCGGTGTCCTGGTTGTTGATGTGGACCATAATATCCCCACCGTTTTTGCCAGTGATTTCAGACCTTGCGAGCTTTGGAATGTGGTATTCGATAGCCTTCAGAAATAGATCAGCGGCTTTGTAGGGATCAGTTGCAGCAACCTGACCGATCCATGTCTCAAAGTTGCCTACATTACGCTGCGCGATCAGCGCAATCGCCTCGCGCACGTCTTGTGTGCTTTTGTTCGGCTTGCCTTGCCGAGAACCGCCGCCAGTCTTTATGCCTTTTGCCATATGTAGTTTTGGCTCTTAATCACTCTTTGCGATAAAAGAAAAGTAAGTGCTTACCGTTTATTCCGTTTTGAGATTGCCGCGGCTTTCGACTTAGCATCAGCCTTAGAACTGGCTCCCCATGCCTTTAAAGACAGCGCCAACCGCGTCGGTTCCCCGTTGGGTTTTGCCATTGGTCCCGGCATGTTGCCCATTCTAGCCAGAAAACTGGCGCGGCGGGGATTGTCGCCAGACTTGACCGGCGCCTTCAGGGTTCCACCGGTTTCGGCCTTGTAACTGGCGCGGCCCTTGGCATTCAGTCCACCAGCAGGGTTTTTGCCTTCTTTGCGGGTCCATGCTGCGGTCATTATTCGCGTCCTATGATGTTCATGTGCTTGGGGTCAAATACGACGAAGTTGCTTGTGCCTGCGCCGCCAGCACGAGAGCTTTGATCTAGGTAGCGGATGCCGGGGATGCCTGCTTCTCGCATGAACTCACTTACCTTTGCTTGGCTACCTCCGAATTGAGATAGCATACCTTCGTAAAGTTGCCTGCCAGTTATTTCGCCCCCGCGTGCATTTGCTTTAGAAATAAGTTTGGCATAAGCATCAACATTTTTGCCGGCGCCCTTGTATTCTTTTACAACATCAGCCACCGGACGATACCAACTCTGCTGACTTAGCGGCTTATCCCAATCTAGCATCTTCGCTATGTGTTCGTCGGGTAAATCAACTTTATATAACGCGCCACCTTCTACGTTAGTCGGAGCGCCCTGCTTAATCAACGATTCACGCATCTTCGCTTTTGCCGCAGGCGTGTCATAA